CAGCAAAAACCTGTCTCCAACAGGATCCTCAGCCTGTCTGCGCGCTGTTCGGGCAAGGGTTCGCAGGAACGCAAACGCATCTTTCGTCAGCGGTTCATGCCGTGACAACTACGTTCTCATCCAGCTACGTTACCTACCAGCCGCAGAATGCGTATCCATGCCGGGACGTCGCCGCCCTTCTCTGCAACCGGTCACCGCACCAACCGAGATCACGCTGGAGGCCCTGGTCCAGGACCCCAAGAACGCCCGGCGCCGCACCCAGCGCAGCACCGGGATGATCGAGCGATCCCTGCGAGAGTTCGGCGCTGCCCGCTCCCTGGTGATCGATGAGGAGGGCGTGATCCTGGCGGGCAACGGCACGGCGGAGGCGGCGGCTTCGATCGGGATTGACCGGGTGCTGGTGGTGCCGGCCGATGGCCGCACCCTGGTAGCCGTTCAGCGCACAGATCTTTCCCCGGCTCAGAAGGCCGAGTACGGGGTGGCCGACAACCGCTCCAGCGACACCAGCGAGTTCGACGGCGCGGCGCTCAATGCCCTGCTGGAGGATCATCCGGACCTGGACATGAGCCCCTGGTTCACCCCCGATGAATGGGGGGCTCTGGTGGATGGCCTCGACCCGGACCCGCCGGCATCTCCAGCAGATCAAGAGCCGGCGAGTCTGACGGTGCAGCTCACCTTCCCCGATCAGCAGTCGCTGGTGAACTTTCAGCTGCTGATGGGTCGCCTGGCGGAGGCCCTGCCGGAGGAGGAGACCACCGAGGCCCGCATCTCCCGGGCTGTGGAGGCCCTGCTGGCCGAGCGCGGCCGCTGAGGGTGATGGCCACCGGGCACCCGCTGTCGCCGGCCGAGCATGGCCGCATCCAGGCCCTGCATCAGCAGGGCAAGAAGGCGCGCGCAATCGCCGCGGCGATGAGCTGTTCGCCAAGGGCCGTGCATCAGTCTCTCGCCGATGCACGGATCGGCCGCGGCAGGGTGGGGGATGTGCGGGCCCTGGTGAACAGCCTCCGGGCCGGGGGCGATGGCACTGTGCCTCCCCGGCTGTCACTGCCTGTGGAGGTGGTGGTGAACCGCTACCTGGCGGGGGAAAGCATCCTGTCGCTGGCCGGCAGTTACCAGGTGAGCCGCGTGGAGATCCGCCAGTTGCTGGAAGACGCGGAGGTCACCATTCAGGGGAAACGGCACAGGCTCTTTCGCAATGGCCATTCCTGGGGGGAGGAGGAGGGCGCCGCCGCCTTGCGCTTGCGGGCCCAGGGCCTCGACGCCTGCAGCATCGGCCTGCGGATCTGCCGCACCACCCGATCGGTGCAGTGCTGGCTGGAGGAGCACGATCGCCCGGTTCAGGCGGAGCGAATGGCCGCCCGGGCCCGGCGGCGGCGCGGGGAGCTGCTGCCCGATGAGCTGCCACCGGCGGAGGTGATCGAGGCCCTGCGCACCGGCTGGCGTGGGGGCCGCACCATTGCCGCCCTGGCGCGTGAGCATTCGATCCCCACAGCTGTGGTCTCGGGGGTCCTCAAGCACTGCGGAGTTGTGGTGCGGCCTGGCCCCAGGGCTGATGTAGCGGAGCTGCCTACCTTTTGAGCAGAAGGCACACCGGCGTGACCAGCAAAGGGGATGCCGGCGCCCAACGGAAGCCCCGGGACAAGCCGAAGAAAGATCGCACTCTCTCCAGGGCCGCCGAAAAGAACTATCGGGTTCACGCCCTGCTGGGCCTGGCCGTGAAGAGCGGCTATGGGCCGATCGAGCTGATGAATGTGGCCACCAAAGGCTGGAAGGTCAGCCCCACCGTGGCGGCCCGACTGGTGGCCGAGGCCTACGAGCTGTGCATCTCCGGCACCAGCCTCTACGACAAGCTCCGGATGTCGGCGATCCAGGTCGCGCGGATGGAACACCTGCTGCGAACGGCGATGCAGAAGGGGAATCTGGCGGTAGCCCTTGGAGTCAACCGCGAGATCAACGCGCTGATCCTCAGCGTCGAGAAATTCGAGAAGGCCCAAGAGGAGACAGGTGATGGTGGCGCCGGCGCGACCCCGCTCAACCCCGAGGAGCAGGAAGCGCAAGATCGCGAAGGCGATTTCTGATGGCCTGGGACGACGAGGCCTGGGCCGAATACGAGGAGCAGCTTCGCCAGCAGACCCCGTGTTACGCCTGGCCCCGCCAGGGCCCCGCCGGCCTGCACCTGCCGCGAAAAACGGCGGTGCGGCCCCTGCTGCGCTACGTGCCCCGGCGCGGCCTGTTCTCCCAGCAGCGTGCGGAGCAGCCCTGGGACCAGCTCCCGAAGCGCTGGCCGGACTTTGCGGCCCGCACCTACATCGCCTCTCAGGGGAAATATCTCCCCTTCGTGCCCTGGGACTACCAGCTCTCGCTGGTCCGCACGATCCGGGCCCATCAGAACACCTACGTCCTGAAGAGTCGCCAGACCGGGGTCTCCGAGACGGTCATCAGCTACATGCTACAGCAGGCCATTCAGCGGCCGGCCTGGGTGGGGATTGTGTTCTCCAAGACTGGAGAAGATGCTTCGGAACTCGCGGCGCGGATCAAGGGCCAGGCAGCGAGCCTCGGCAGCTTCTGCCCCCCCCTCCCGAAGGACAGCGCCAGGAAGATCCAGTTCCAGGGCCGCGGCTCCCTCCACTTCCTCCCGCCCACCGAGCGGGCCGCCCGGGGCATCCCCTCGGCATCGATGGTGCTCTTCGATGAGGGAGCGTTCATCGAGAAGCTCGCCGGCATCGAGACCGGCGCCATGCCCACTCTCTCGTTGCTGGGCGCCCGGGCCCGGGCCGTGTGGGGCAGCACTCCCAACGGCCGCAGCGGCCGGTTCCACGAGCACTGGAGCACCGATCACGGCGAGGTGCCGATCGGAGAAGGCACGGTCAACGGAATCCCGATCCTGCGCTGCAGCCCCAATGGGGAATTTGCCAAGGTCGCGATCCACTGGAGCCAACACCCGATCTACGCGCTGGATCCGGATTTTGCCGAGAACACCCGCCGCAAATACCAGCTCACCCAGCAGCGCTACCGGCAGGAATTCGAGCTCGACTTCGCCGCCACCGACGCCGAGGTCTACCCCCACGACCTGATCGAAGCCGCCGAGGCCATCGGCGGGCTGGATCTGCCCACCAGGGGGCACATCTACGTCTTCGGGATCGACCCCAACGGCAAGGGGAATGACGAGTGGGTCACCACGGTGCTCGATGTCACCACCAACCCCTGGCAGGTGGTGGCCCGCTTCAACGACGCCGGCCGCAGCCGCGACTACGGCCTGCAGCGCACCGCGCGCCTGATCGACCAGTTCAACCCGGAGCTGGTGCTGGTGGAGAACAACGGGGTGGGCGCCGCGGTGGCCGAATCCCTGGGCATCCTGCGGCCCGGCGTGCGGATCGACGAGTTCGCCACCAGCAAGCCCAGCAAGGTCTTCATGACCGATCGGGTGCTGCTGCTGCTGGAGCAGGGCGAGTTGGGGATCCCCCCCGACGACATCTACGGCGCCCAGATGCGCACCTTCCGGCAGAAAGCCGACGGCACCCGCGAGGCCGCGGCCGGCTGCCACGACGACGCGGTGATGAGCCTGGCCGCGGCCTGCGAAGCCGGCGCCAGGATCCGGCCGATGGTGGCGGACTGGATCAACATGGTGTGAACCCTGATGATCAGCCCCGATGACGATCATCTCCTCCGCGAGCGGCTTTGCTGCTGCTTCCCAAGCACTGGTGGAGACCTTCCCGGTTCGTGGCGATGCGAGGCAGTTCCTGGGTTGCTGGATCCCTCAGATCAAGCTGCAGACCGCGATTCAGCGGTGCATGGAATCCCATGGCGATCCCCAGCGCTGGTGGGATGACCTGGGTCTGTACCTGGACTGAGCGTTACGACCGGTGAACGGGCCCGCGCCCGCTTGCCATCCCCGCTACTTGTGCGTTACAGTATGGGGACCGGGGCGAAGGAGCTCCCCACCCAACACCTTCCAACCATGCCCGAACATGTCCCCACCGTCGATGAGATCCTGGCCGACACCGCCATCGGCTGCGGCCTGCACCGCTGGGAAGCCCTCCGCCGGGGCGGAAGTTATCGCGACTTCTGAGCCACCCACGGCCCGCCGGAGCCTATCCGGCATCCCATCCCCATCTCACCCATTCGGTTCCATGGCCATCATCGTCTCTTCTTACACGCCTGAAGAAATGGCTGTCTTGCGCCGCTCAGCAGCGCAATACACAGGCACAGCTCTCCCCGCTTCAATCAGCGGCAGGCTCCGCCTTTGCCTGAATAAGTTCCACGTTCTTCGGGATAAAAAAGGGGGAGTAGCCGGATTTGGCCGACAAGGATTTGTTGTGACTCCGTGTGGATGGGGGCATTACGGCCCCCGCGAAGAGATCCAACGCCAAGACCACATCAATTATTACGCCTGATACCACGGCCCGCCGGAGCCTGTCCGGCGGGCCCATTCCACTGCATCACTTTCCGTGACCAACACCCTCTCCGTCACAACCGTCTACACCGACTCTGCCATCGGCTTGACCGTCCAAGCCTGGCCCAGAAACTCTTTTTCTTGGCATGTCCTTTTTCGGGTAGAGGATCAGTATTCAATGCCGCTTAATGAAACAGCGGTTTTCTATATGTACCGCAGGCTGACTGAATGGCATCAGCAGCCTGCCGGCGGGTGGGCTAGTCACACCTGGCAGCCCGTCGGCCATCGCATGGTTCCCCCGTCGGCGCTGGCTGTGGAGAGTGATGCCTGACCCCAGCAAGTGGGCCCGCTACCGGGCCCGGCTGGCCGGTGAGCTTCCCAAAGTGCCTCTGTGCCCCAGCCCCACCTGCAACAGGCAGATTCGCGGAGCTGGCCGTGATGGCCTCTGTTCTCGCTGCTGGGCGGTCACGCCAGCTGGACGGGAAGACATCAGGCAGCGGGTGGCGGATTCCCGCTCCCGTCGTCGTGCATCAGGCTGACGCCAGCAACACCCCCGCGCCCGCAGGGCCGAATCCAGAGCGGGGGTCACTCTTCAGGCAGATCGGGGCTGTCTCTGCCCGCCAGCCAGAGCATCGCGGAGCGCACCACCTCCGCATGGCAGGGCAGGGGGGCGCACCAGCAGAGCAGCTCCAGCTCACCGGCGCGGGCCTTCGCAACCAGGCGCCTGATCTCCGCTTCCTGCGGTGAGCCCGGATACTGCAGTTGCGCCCAGAGCCAGCGCCGATACTTGGCAATCACCTCCTCTCGGCTGCCATCCCGGCCGATGGCATAGGGATTGCCCAGCGGGCTGGGGCGTCCCACATAGGACTGGCCGGGCAGCAGGCTGCCGAGGCCGCGGCGGGCGCGGCCGATGCTGATCTGCAGGGAGGAGCTGTTCACGGGGGGGCAGCCGGACCGTGGTGGCCTGCCTCCTCGAGAAGCAGCGGCGAGCTGATCAGCCGCCAACGCTTCGCGAGCACCGGCCGGTGGCCTGCAAGGAAGCCCCTCACCGTGTGGTGGGAAAGCCGCTGGGCCGCGGCGAAAGCCCGTTCCTGACCCACGATGATTTCCTGTCGGCGGCCGCAGGTCACCTCTCCAAGGATCCACCGCGGCGCGCTGGCGTCATCGGGCTGGGCATCGTTCGAACGCTTCACCCACCAGATCCACGTCCCTCCGCCGTTGCTTCTCGTCACCCGGCGCAGCAGTCCCCGCCTGTCCAGCTGGGCCAGCGCGCGGTTCAGGGTGGAACGATCTGTGCCCAGCTGCTCCGCCAGGTCGGTGAGCGTGGGCCACCAGTTGGGCACCAGCTGCTCAATCTGCACCAGCGTGATCACAAGCTCTGCCCGCAGCTCACGCCGCAGCTGGGCCAAGAAGGCGGGCTCAATCACCGATGCCGCCGCCACCGCATCAGAAAGACCAGCTGCTGCCATGCCCGCCGCAAGCGCCAAGGTCTTGAAAGCCACCTGCGAAGCCTGATCGGCCACCTGGGGGGCTTGCTGGTGGCAATCGCAAGAATGAGTTCGAGCTCGGTGATCCGATCGGTTGCTCGCCGGATGATGCTGGCCTGCATGGCGTTCTGCTTTGCCAGGCCAAGGCACAGGGCCGTCACCTCGCTGGGTCGGTGATGAATCGCCTGCCGGAGCTCCAGCTCCAGTGCCCGCAGACGAAAATCCTCCTCCGCGCTGAACTCTGGCACCAGCCAATCTGCCCAGACCATCTCAGCGGCCCTCTGAGGCGACGCCCTTTCGCCGCGGCTTAGGCCACAACACCCGCACGGAGCGAGGAACGCGGGGCTTGATCGCAATGGCCCCGACCTCTGCCAGCGATTTGAAATGCAGCTGGACTGTGGAGGTACTGGCCAGACCCCGGGCGTGCATCACGTCCCGAAAACTGGGGGGGATCCGATGCTCGCTGATGTAGGCGCGCACGGCATCCAGGATCAGCTGCTGCGCTGGGGTGAGCCCTCGCTCCGTCTGGACCTGAAGCGCAGCCCCTGACGAATCCCGGATCCCTTGCTTCAACATGAACTGGCGATGACGTGGCTCCGGGGCGAATCTACCCCTGAGTGGTGCATCAGTGCTGTACCACTCAGCCAAACAGGCACAGCTGTCGCTCCTCGCAGGCTGCCTCCTCCTCCTCCTCGCAGGCTGCCTCCTCCTCCTCTGATTCGATTGTGGCAACTGGGGTGCTGTCATCTGCCATCGCCAGCACACGCGCCAGCGCGGTCCCTTTTGCCTCCAGCCGCACCGTTTCCGCCCTGGTGATCGCCATGGCGGTGCTCACCTCCGCATGGCTCTGGCCGGACAGCCGCCGCGCCATCACCTCCTGCACGACAGGCCATGGCTGGAGAACCTCCAGCACCACCTCCCAGTCGTCGCCCGTGACATCGGCGGCCGGGGCGGCAACGGTACTGCCCCAGCTCTCGCCGTCTTCATCACCCCTCAGGAAGGCATCCAGCGAGATGACCTGCCGGACCGCAGCAGCCTTGCGCAGCAGCAGCAAATCCGCCGCAGTGAGATGCAGGGCCTCCATCGCTTCGGCATCCGTCGGTGAGCGGCCCTCCCGGACGGCGAAGGCCTCCACCCACTGCCGCAACCGATTCATGCTCGCCGCCCGCTTCACCGGAACCTTGACCGGACCGGAACTGTGGACCAACACATTCATGCTCTGCCGGATCCACCAGACCGCGTAGGTGGAGAAGGTGCACCCCCGGGCCGGATCGAATTTCTCCGCCGCTCGGCACAGCCCGATCGCGCCTTCCTGAATCAGGTCTTCCACATCCAGCGCCACGATCGAGCGGATCGAGAACGCGCGAGCCTGCCTCGCCACCAGCAGCATGTTCCGCGCCACCAGCTGATCACGGGCCCGCTGCCCCGCCCGCTTCAGCCGTGGAGGTGCCTCCAAGATCCCACGCGCCATCTCCTCCTGTGATGGCTCCCAGTCCAACCAGGCCCGGATGGCCCGGCCCAGCAGGAGCTGCTCCTCCCGCGAGGGGATGGGCAGCCGTGCATAGGCCGCCAACAGCGCATCAAGAGACGAGCCCATCCGGGCAGGGCTGGTGTTCGCCCAAGCCTATGGGTTGAAACGACGCGAAGCCGTGATGTAGCCAACTCAGTTGGCCTAGCCTGGCCCTGTGCGCACCGAACCGTGGCGATCGGATTCCTCCAGCCTGCAGAGCGATCCGGCTACCGCCTGGATGGGGCACTCATCAATGTGCTCACCGGACTGGGCACCGCCAAGGACCGGAACGAGGCGATCGGCGTCAAGCGCAGCCGCGTCCTTTCGGAAGCTGCCGTCGATGCCCTCTACGAGCAGAGCTGGCTGATCCGCCGCATCATCGACAAGATCCCCCAGCAGGGCACCCGCAGCGGCTGGGACCTGAGCGTGGGGGATGAGACCTCCTCCAGGATGAAGACCGCTCTCGATGACCTGGCCGGCTGGACGGAGAAGCTCCGTCTCCGCCGATCCCTGGCCGCGGCGTGGAGATACAGCCGCCTCTATGGCGGCGGAGCGCTGATCCTGATCGCCGATGACCGCACGCCGATCGATCAACCGCTCAACCTCAAGCGGCTGCGCACCATCCACGGCCTCTACCCGATCGATCGCTGGCGCCTCTACCCCGCCTCCGGCTGGTCAGGCCTGGGCGAGCCGGATCGCTATTGGTTCTGGACCCAACAAGACAAGGATCTCCAGAAGCTGAACGAGCAGGCAGGAGCCACCCAGGTGACCAGCAGCGGCCTGGGCATCACCGATGCCACCCAGGTGGAAATCCACGGCAGCAGGGTGATCCGCATCGAGGGGCTCCCCTGCTCCTGGCGATCCGAGCAGGAGCGGCAGGGCTGGGGAATATCGGTGGTGGATCTGGTCTGGGATGTCTTCAAG